TCATCCACCACCGTTGAGTTGTTCTTCCACGGATCCAGTGCCACAGGAATCACCTTCCTCGGAGAGAAAGAAGCGATTTTGCGCAGAAATGGTCCCAGTAACGGAACGTGACCTGCACTTGGCAGCATTCCTTTCGCTGTACCCACAAGAAGAGCAAGGTGATGTTTTGGATTTTTGTTATTGAAGTTGATGCCAAAGCCGGACAAAATCCTAAAAGGTTTAGGGCCCCATTTCAAACTAAGATACTCGCCTCTTCCAACAGCGTAAAACTTCCCAGAACAATATTCCAGCTCCTGGTAGCTTCGTCTGTGGAACAAGTCCATCTTGTGAAATCCCAAATTCGCATAAACTTCTCGTACAATGCTTTCGTCATAGTGGTCTGTTCCCCAAAAATTGTCATCTCCTTTTACCAATATTTCAGGTTGGTCTTCTCCACATGCTCTAGCAGCGTACGTTGTCAGACAAAGGTTCCAAAAGGAGTTAAAGCAGGAAGTAACGACCTCCCCTGAATTTCGTCCCCAATTCATTCGGACCTTGAACCCCTCTGGACCCTTCACGGTTGTGTTGTCCCATTCCCGCGATACGGCATAGTACCACTGTTCACACCCGAAAAGGTCAAATAACATCTTTTCAAAACTTTTCATTACCGGTGTGACAGTACCGTCCCAGTTGCTCGCGTCGGACTCCACGGTATATTTTCGGAGCAGGCACCTTCTGGCTTTTTCGCCCACCTGCTCACATGACAACCCGTTGTCAATAGTCAACATCTTCTCAAAGCTGAAAGCAGACGCCATTGTCTTGTCGAGCGAATACATGTCTGAGCCTACAACGGCTAAAACCTTGGTTGTTCTTCCATTAATCATTCGAGATTTGAAATTCGAAGCGTCTTTTCCTACGTACCTTTCCTTCTTCACAAATCCCCTGATCTCCATGTCATCCGCTGTCAAAACTGACGCTGGGCTTTCACGTTCCACTGCCCTCCTGCGTGCTGGTTTCAAGTGTTCCAGATATTCTTCTTGCGTGTAGTACTGTCGGTGACCCAGAAATACCTTCGGTACCATCACGTCTCTGACGAATCTCAAAAACCTCTCACTATCGCTTAACTTGATCGCAGGCCGTTCGTACAACATCCTAACGGC